CAACAAGTAGGAACTAGAGTTAGGGACAGTGTTAGAAGAGGACCAAGGTCACAGTCTTCTCCTAGACGTGTTGGTAACGACGGTTACAGTCAGGGTGGAAAACCATTTGGTAACATGCCAGGATTTAGTTTATCCTCAGCTCCTAATCCGAGAAGAGAAGAGCTAAACACTCCAATTAAACCAGATACTTTTGTGTTCGATTACATGACCGCCACAAACGGTTCTTGTTCTCCATTACACATGACAAATATTATATTTGCATTCCCGACTTACGCCGCTACTAAACTTAGCGATTATTTTCAGAAGATAATAGCTTTCGATATTCAAACGAAATCGCAAGCCAATGTTAGCTTCTCTCTTGATGTAACTGGAACAAACGGTTTAACTGCGACCAATATTCAGACTGCTATGAATAATTTAACTTATGCACTGCAAGTGTATTTCTATTATTCAAGCATCTTATCTTATACAGCTGATCCAGCTAATAAGAATGATGGAATGCAGTATCTTAGAGGTAACATAACCGCAACTACATTGGAAAAGTACCGAACTTTACAACGTAGATTGTGTGATACACCGTGTCCTCCAAGATTATTAAGTTTTATGCGTTATATAATGGGTAATTACTATTCAGGTGATACTCAAGGTTCACCAATAATTAAGTTTTGTCCAATTAGTGGTTCAGACACATGTTTGAGTGATACTTTGTTAGACACATGTCTATCAAATTTTAACACTTCTGCAAATCTAAGTGTATTTACACTTATGAGAAGAGCAGTACCGCAATGGACACCAAAAGTTATTGAAGATGTGGCTATCAATCCAGCTTATGACGCTCAATTCAAAACCATCTTTGCTAATGCTCCGGCTAATTACTACGATGGAACGAATCAAAATAAACCAATGCAAGTTGTAGCGACCGGACAGACCGCTATGCCTTACAATACTTTTACTGAGAAGTTAGATGGTGCAGCTTTCGCTTTAACTAGTGTATACAGTACCGCAGATAGCAATTGGCTACCTGGCTTAATGACTCCAATTAATACTGGAAGTTTTCTTGGTGTAAGTAGATTATCATACTATCAAATAGGTGGTATATCAAAATTTTATTCTGTGAATGAAAGTACTTTTCTAATTAGATCTAGACAAGAAAGTACACAGTAACTGATGCTGGTACGGCTATTCTGACTCCTCATCTATTTGGATCAGATAAATGTCAAAACGTAACAGGTGATGCTATTAGGCAGTCAGCTATGCGTTTATTAGATTATTTAATGTCATTAGATATGCTTAGAATCGATGCTCGTTCTTATTTGCAAGACGAAGCTAAATCTAATTCTAATTCTAGTGGATATAAACAACAAAGAAAAGGAAGACGCAGATAATGATAAAACAACAACAAAAGTTTAATGGTAGTTTGAATGCAAACCTTAGCTTTCTTAAAGATTTAAATGTAGATCTTAATGTACAAGAGAAGCTTTCCCGACTAATTACTAGGATCGAAAGTGGTAACAATGATGTATATACAACTCCCTTCGCTAAGGATTACGGTATAGACAAAATGTTTGGTGAATTTAACGAAGTGTTTAACGCCAATAGATCTAAATTAAACACAACGTTGTTAAAGCTAGAGGAGGAAAATAAATCTAAGTTCGGACCTAGATCTATAGCTACTCCCTGGAAAGAGCGGAAAATAACTTTGACGGACAGCTTCACTCCAGATAAGTATGAAAATGAAGATATTGAGCATAGGATAGAGCCGCTCCAAGGTATGGCTAGATTGAGACCTTTGTCTCCTGATGCAGCAATGAAACTACTAAAGAATGATACGAGTAGTGGTTTACCCTATTTTACTAAGAAAGGATTAGTTAAAGAGAGAGTGCTGAATGATTTTGATAATCTTCTAAAACGAGAGGATCCTTGTATATTATTTACCAGGACTCAAGAAGCAGGTAAAACACGTAATGTTTGGGGATATCCGATGGCTGATACCTTGAAAGAAATGTGTTATTATTCTCCTTTGTTGGGTATTCAAAAGGCACTAAAATATCGAGCAGCTTTGGTCTCACCTGAATTGGTTAGCGAACGTATGACTGAAATCATCACAGAAGCAGTGAAACGTAAGAGATCGATTATATCAATAGACTTTTCAGCTTATGACAATAGCGTTAAGTTTAAACTCCAGCGGATGGCTTTCAATTATATTGTTACCAGCTTCCAGCCAATGTACGCCTTAGATATCCTAAATATGGAAGCCAGATTCGGCACAATAGGTATCGTAACACCTGATGGTGTGATGAAAGGTGAACATGGAGTACCGTCTGGTTCTACTTTTACCAATGAAGTAGACTCTATTGTACAGGCAACAATTGCACTTAGCCTACCTTTTATTGATAAAGGAAAATTTCAAGTTCAAGGCGATGATGGTGTTTATTTAATTCCAAATGGTGCGGAGACGAGTCTTTTCAAAAGATTTGAATCATATGGATTAACTGTTAATAGAGATAAAAGTTATCTTTCTTCGAATTACGCTATTTATCTACAAAATCTATTTCATATAGATTATATGCGTGATGGGAAAATTGGTGGTATATATCCGATTTACCGAGCCTTAAATCGTTTAGTTTACCAAGAAAGATGGTCAGACTTTGAGGAGTATGAAATTACAGGTAGAGATTATTACTCTATACGTGCGATCTGTATCATGGAAAATTGCAAATATCATCCTCTATTTGAAGACTTAGTCAAATTTGTTTTAAAATACGATAAGTATTCCCTAAGCGTTACAGAGCAAGGTTTGAAGAATTATGTTCAGATGATTCAACGAACTCAAGGTGCAGGGGCAATCTTAAATCATCAATACGGAGATAATGTGAGCGGC